CTTGGTTCCAAGCGTAAAGAGAAAGATAAGTTGTCGTTGATTTTGCAATGAAATAATAGGTTGCCCCCGTCACGGTTGCGGTTAAAGCGTTGGAACTTAATATGTCGTAGGATGCTGCTCCAGACCCGGATGCTGTTCCTAGATAAAACCCACCGGGATATGAACCGTTGGTTTCTTCAATCGTCATATCAAATTGCAGACGATATGTCTTTCCGACAATGGTGGTGAATGAATCCTGTGCATATCCGCCCAGAACCTTCATTCGGTTTGCGTTCAGCGTCAGGGTCGCACCACCAGCAATCCAGCCATCGGGTGCGCCACTTGTCCCGGTAAAGGTTCCATTCTCAATTAACTCCGACCCCAAGTTGGAATCGTTGGCCAACACCGGGGTTGCCCCCACAATGTAAATTCCGTTTCCTGACGAGGTGGCCTGATTTTTAACCAACACTCTCCTTGTGATCCAGCCCTTGTATTGCGTTATCAACGTAGACCTTGGGGGCTGCATGATCGTCTGCCGTTGGGGTTCCTACCAGTAAGTTTGTCCCAGTATAAAGTGGGATAGTGCCGTCTACTGCCGTGGTTGAAGGAACTTTGCCAGCAACTTGAGCGGCGTTTAGCCCTGCGACCACCGTGCTGTTGCCAACCGTAAACGGGGGGTCAGCGGTGAAACCAACTGAGGCTGCGGTGGTGAAATCAATGCCAGATGTGTGTATTGCTCGCCAATCATAGGGGGCTGCTGCTCCTGCGGCTGCGAACTGTACGTTAAGCGTGCCAGCAGATGCGCCAGAGCCACCAGTATTGAAGTAAACTTGCCCCGGCCCTGCGGATGCTGGGACTGTCCCGGTTGGGTTTAGCTTCGGGTTGATTAGCTCGGAGTAACCCTCAAAGGTTAAATTGGTGAATACCTTCTTGTTTGCCATGATGTTATCTTAGTAAAAGTTTGCCCGTGGTTGTTCCTGTGCAGATTACTGTCAGGTCGTTCACGGAGTTGTGCTTAACGTATGCGTCAAATTCTTCGTAGTCATCCCCGCTAATCAGGGCCATCGTGGTTACCGATGGGTAATAGCCCAAGTTATGGGTGACGGCCCACTCATGCTGGTTCGTGTTGAAGACCCACTCCTGATTTGCCCCGGTTGAGGTTGGTGTAATGTCTTCATAAATAGACGGGAGTATGTAATCCTCCCGAGCGTACTTATCGTCAACATAATCTTCAGTCGCATAGCCAAGGCTGGAAAGGGATTCCTTAAGACTTGTGGCGTCTACAGCGTTTGTGGTTGATACATTCTTGCCGCCAATGGGCAGCTTCCTTCTGGCCTGCCCCCTGTTTTCAGAGCCTTCACCTATATATAGCAGGCCCTCAACCTCGTTATACGCCAACTCACCCCTGCCAAGATTTTTAGGAGGCCCTTTCCTCTGGGTCTCAGTCTGAATCTTTGTGCGGACACTGGACATTAACCTACCTTAATTACAAGAACCCTGTATTCCCAACCTGTGGTAGGGTAATTGCTTCCAAAAGCAAGCCTAACAACATTATCGCTATACCTGTTTACAACAATGTGGCCTTCATGCCCAATGTCAGTCCCGTCGTACGGGTTATAGTTAAGGTTGTTGCCAAGCCCCGCTTTGTTGGGCTTGTACCACCAGCAGTACCCGCATTCAGGTCTACTACAGAAACTATAACATCTCTTGAGCTAAGTCCGTGTGTGACTTCAACAATGTTTACGGTGACGCCAAAGTTGTTTGACCCGCCGTCAGACGAGTAATATGTTACCCCTGTCTGGGTACTGCCCCAATCAAGCGTGATCTTATAGTTTGGTGATACCGCTTCGGCCCAGCTGCTAGTGTCATCTCCGTCCGCTCGAAGATATTTTGTTACGGCCTCGCCTGTTGATTTAATCGCTGTCCCCTCTGGGACGTGGGGGGTTACATGTGATGCGCCTTCTATTTCTGCTGCCATAATGTTTTATTCCTTATCCTGCCATGAATTCAACCACAGTGTAGCTTGGGCTTGTCACCGGATCGGTTATTTCCCCGGCCACACTTATTTTCCCAGTGAAATCGTCAACCTGGACTGTTCCCCCCGTTCCATCCTTAACCGCCGTGCACGCCTTCAACGCAAAGTGAAACTTTGAGGTTGTTGCCATGCCATTGGCTTCCGATGTCGGACCTAATGCAACATATAGAATGTTTATCGACATGTTGCTGATTGTTATCGCGTCTCGACCCGGGTTTGCCTCCGCAGCCGTTGTCGATACGTTTAATGCCGCCGTCCCCGCTTTAACTAAGCTTGAAGGGACTGGCCCTACTATATTTGGTAATGCCATAATGTTTTATTCCTTATCCCGGTCTGCCAGGATCGGGGTAAATTTGTTTTCCTATAACCTCTTTCTGGTTACACTCCCATATCATCTCGCTCACCATATTGTTAAACTCCACGGTGGCGAACTGATAAGATTCTGAATCGTGATCCCAGTCCCTGGCGTGTTCCTTGGCAACATAAAGCCTTACAGCCCTCTGAACCTCCGGGTCATCACCATCAACCGTATCACCGTCCGCCCAGGACTTCTTGAACCCGGTCCACTCAATAACAAGTGACTCCGTGTCTATAAGCCTTGGCGCAACATAAAGTTTCCCCCTGTACTTGGCCCATAAGCCTCCATCTGCCCTGGCTTCCGTGTCATCTGCTGTCTGGCTGCCAGCCTGAACATTCGGAGGGTCTGTCGTTAATGCTGATTGGGTTGCCGTTGTGCTTAATTCCAAATACCCAACCTTCTCTGCGTCACGCATCCATTCGGTTATATGCTTGAATGTCACATGCTTGTAGTGACGCTCATCAAATTTACTTGTCGAGTTCGAGCCTGATGCCGTATCTGAATCGGTCGTGTAAACCCGGTTAATAACACCATCTGGAGCGGCTATAACCGATGCCCTCAGGTATTCCTCAAGATTTTGAGTGGCCCCGGTCAACACTGACGTTGAGTCAGAATGGTTTTGTTGGAAGCATGGTACGAACTTTTGCAGGTGAACCAAGGCCTCGATAATATAATTATTGATTACCGTGCTTAGGTTCTCTGGTACACCATACGGAAATACCTGACCACGAACATTGTTCTTTAGCGTTAAAAAAGTCATTTACTCGCCTTAAATTTACCTACTCTTTGAATGGGGTCCGCCGCCTGCGTTGTGGTACTACCAGACTCTGGGTTTTCCGCAGGAGGAGCAACGCCGAGGGGTGACTTCGCTGGATCGGAGGAAATCTCCGCCTTTATCTCCTCCCGCCACTTTTTCGCTGGCGCCTGGCCCGAGGATTTTTTTTTAAGATATTCCTTATACTCCTTCGCGGTACAAACAGCCACCCCGCCTACAAACTTGTTAATGGCCGTGTTCAGTTCGCTTACCAGGAAATCGTCACTCGTTATCAGGTACCCGGTTTCCCCGTCAACAGACGGAAACGCCAGCGTCTGGCCATTGCTTAAATACAACGGAGTGCTCGGATCAGCCTGCTTGTAATATCTGTTAACCATGCGCCCTTAAAATAATATTAAAAAGGGTGGCAGGCAAGCATTGGTCTGCCCACCTGCCACCCAATGTGGCAAATACTTTCCCAGCCTAACCTTAATCCGATGCAGGATTGTCAGACGTTGGCGAAATGATATCCGTCTCAGTACCCGGATCAACCGTCGAACCAAGCACCGTGTAAGCAGCCGTGCTGACCACCACATCAGGAACATCATCGTCAAAGTTCTCAACGATAAGGTTATCGTCAGGACACTCAACAATCGCCGTCCAGGTCACGCTGTTCAGCGTAATCTCCTTGGTTGGGGTATTCATGACGCAGGAATATCCGTCGTCAATCTTGGCCAAGTCCTGCAGAGCGCCAACAGTATGAACCTTGCGGTTTGAAGCAACAATACCGGGATAAATCCCGCCGCCCAAGTCCAGGAACATCAGGAACCTGCCCGAATCACCAATCTTACGATCAACGCCCTGTCCACTTTCATGGCCATCCACGCCGCTAGCAACCTCCTCCGCCTTAACAGCAGACAGGAAGTCATCAAAATAGTTATCAGTGATAACATTAAGGGTAACTCCCTGCGGATAAAGAAGCTCATACGAGCGAACCCGGAATCCAAGCTTATCTATCTTGCCATCCTTGACATCCCAATTCAGGCGCATTGTGCCTCCACCGGAGCCCTGGGTGTTGACATCGTAATACTTCACCATGGCAACCTGGAGGTTGGCTGCAGTGCGGCTGTCCGTGTAAACATCAATGCTGTCTGCAGGACGACCCCCACTAGAACGAGCGCGATACAATAAGTATAACTCGTTGAATAACTCAGCAAGGTTAAGCCTCTGGCCCTTCAGGTCCTTGACCCTGGCACAAGAAGCTAACTGCTCGTAAACACCAATCGCATTGGCTTTTCGGCCAACCTGAGTTGTGTTGGTTGAAGTATCGCTATCATAACCAGAAACAGGTCCTGTCAGGTTGCTCGAGTAATGAGCGTACTGCGTGGGAAGAGAAGTCCAGTTGGCCAACGATTGGTTAGCGCTGAATCTCTTGCCCCAGAAGAATGAATTCATCCATTCCCGCTGCCACATGGACCCAAGCTGACGGTTGCGCTCGGCAAGCGTCACATCACCAAACTTGGCAAAGTACGGATTGTTTGAGGTCATCTTGGCGAACCATTCCTTGTAGAACTCATCAACACACAAGGTGTATCGTGAGGTTTGAATCCAGAACGGAACAACCTTGTTCGGGTTCAACGCAGGACGGTTGTTACACCAGCTCTCATAATCGCTGACGTTGTTAACACCAATGGTCGCAATACCAATAAAACTGCCTGTATCAGACGAACTATCGCCATTACTAACAGCAACAAGGGCCACGTCCGTGAACGTCGCCACCGCTCCAGACGCTGGAATCTCATTGGCAGCAGCAGCAATAATGTATTGTGTGCGACTGGCAACACCCGTGTTTTTACGTGCGAACACATGAAGCGTGGCCCCGGGCACAAACCATGCCGTGTTGGGATCAAGACTATCACGGCTGCGAAGACGCAGGATTTGTGTTACCGCACCATAAGTCGTGCTGGTTTTGTCAACAGGCCTGCCGTCGACACCTGTGGTTGAGGCGTGTGTGGTGTAGTTGGCGTTAGTAAACCCATGGGTGACAGCCCAGAAATCACTGTTAATGATACTCTTTTGAGCCGCCAGAACAAACGGTTCCATTATGGAATCGGTTCCCTGGATTTTCTTCTGGTTAACCAGTGCCCCCACGGGACGAGCCGAAGACATCAACCAGTCATAAAGACCGTATGTCTTGGTTCCGCAGGCCTTCAGCTCCAGGTTGGTCGTCATCAGGGACTGCATATCTCTATACTGTGTCCCGGCGGCCAAGTCGGTCCCCTTGAAAATACTCAGGAGTCCGTCAGGAGTCGCGTATGCAATGTTGGCACGAGTGATCGTGCCGCAGCTGTCGTATGAATTGGAAATCGGAATGGCACATCTCTGGCCATGATCTCCGAACAATTGTGATTGAGTAGGCATAATATTTTCCTCCTAAAAAGGTGGAGAAATATTATTACCCCCACATTAAATTCGCTAATTCTTTTTCTGGGGTGGAAATTTCCTCAGAGCCTGTGGTCAAATTTGGCGCTGTGGCCCCTTGTGAAGTCGCCTCTGGTGAGGCGGGTTTATTGGTTGTTCCCGCCTTTCGCTTTCCTTTTGTTTGCGGCTCTTTTGTCGCGCCGTACCTTGAAAGCAACGCTTTCGTTTTCTCGACCTCACCCTTAACCGTGTCGCTAAAGTGTTTAACAAGCTCGGTTTTAAGCAGGTTTGAATCTATTGTCCAATGAGATTTCCTGTCAGCTTTTGACATTCTTCCGTACTCTTTGTTGGTGGAAAATCGCCTGCCATTCCATACCCGACTCGATGCTGGCAAACTATTTATATAGTCCTCTCTGCCCGTGAGAAACTCTCCTATGGCGTTGTGGATGTCGTTGTTTCTGCCATTAAACAAGCCAGATTCATTGTTTTGGGCTATCTCATAAACCATCATGCTAAGGCTGTTTGCTGCCTTGTCAACATGATCGTATAGAAGTGGGTCCTGCTTTTCAGCTGCCTCGGGTCCCCCTTCATCAAGGGCCTTCCTTAGTTCTGGGCTGATTGCCTCAACCAAATCCACAATAGCGCTGTTGGCCATTTTCTCTGCTTCAGGTTCGGCAGCCCTCTTTCTTTGCAGCTTCTCTTCCAGGTCCTCTATTTTCTGGCTGTATTTCTTTTCAACATCCTGAACCGCATCGTCAAGGTCTATTCTTCTTTCCGCCTTACTGAAATCAGACTGGGTATACTGGGGTTCATTCTTTTGGAAGAACTCCGCATGTTCCTCATCCTCCACACTAAACACAGAATCAGGGTTATCCTTAACCCATTTTCTTTGGTATTCCCTTGATTGTTCAACAAACCCGGCAAACCTGTCCTTGAGGCCCTTGTATTTGTCGGGGTTTAATTTCTCCATGTGGTTGAACACTTCATAGGAATGAGCGTCTTCAGCATCAAGCCCGGGTCTTGTTTCCTGAACAGCCGATTCTTCAACCGTTTCCTTTGAGGCTTTTACAGCTTCCGCTGCAGCTTGACCCGCTATCCTGGCCATGTCCTCCATGTCTGGTGCCTCGCGCCTCTCCACCCTTACAGCCCTCTTTGCCTTGGGTTCCTCCTTTTTCTCTTCAACCTCCTCTTCAGGCTCTGGCTCTGGCTCTGGCTCCGCTTCGAGTTCTGGTGGGGCTTCCTCGGCTTTCTTTTTTTCTGCCTTGGTTTCCATTCCCATCATTTTCCTGAGCTCAAGCAGGTTGTCGTCAACAGCCTCCTCATCGCCTGTCTCTTCAGCAGGTTCCTCAGCCGCTGGTTCAGCCGCTGGTTCAGCATCCTTTGCTTTATCGTCTTCCCCTGTGTATATAACAGGTTCCGTTTCTTTGAACTCCCCCCTTTTAATACCTGCTTCGTATTCGGTTTCAGAACGAGACCTGGTACTTGACATCGCCTCCTCAACCTCGATTCCGCTAGAATCCAGGGGGAGCCTCTCTTTTTGAATTATATCAGCCATTTAATAATGTTGTGTCTACGTTTAGTTGCAGCTTGTAAAGCTCCTTCTCTGGTTTTGAGTACTCATCGAAAAGATTAATAAAGTTCATCAGCTTTGAAGCTGTTTTAACATGGTCGTTAACTTCCCAATTCCTGTCTACAGACCCATTCAAACTGGCCTCCTTTCCTGCCATTGCCTGGTGAAATGCGATTTCATGCATAACATAATTTCGAAACAGCCTTGCTGTCGGGTCCCTTAACCACTCCTTCACCAGTACAACTTCCTCATCTGAGGTTGTGTTTTTTGTGTAATTAATCAAACTGAATCAAGTTCCATTGGGGTTGGGGGCGCTGGGTCCGCCTGGGGCCCTGATATGGCAGATGCCAGCCTCTGGATAACTTCAGCCTGCCTTAACAGTTGGTTGGCGTTTGCCTGGGCCTGGCCAGCAATCTGTTCTGTTATGCCACCAACCTCGGTCAACACCTGCTGTCGTATTGCCTCGCTCGCTTCTGTAAGCTGATCTGTAACCTGTTGTCGCATTGCATCTGATGCCTGTTGGAACTGGGCGGACATGTCGTTCATTGCCCCTTGCTGTTCCTGGTCTCCTTGCTGCAACTCCTCAAGTGACTTTGCCATCTTGAGCCTGAAATCTCTGGGCACGCCAGCCAGTTCGAATATTTGATTCAACAGCCCGATGGCCTGCTCTGGTCCAATAACCTGTGCAATCAACGGATTACCCATTGCTGTACCAAACAGCTGCGACATGACGTTAGCGCTGCTCGTGTTGTTTATCCTGTCCATGCCGTCCCTGACGGAGGTAAAGGATTCCAGCGCCATAGCTGTCTTGTCTGTTACAGAAACAACCGCCCTGGAAACAACGCCCTCATCAATATCCTCAACCGTAAAGCCCATTGATTCCAGCCTCTCCCGTGTGACTGGCGTTTGTAGCTGGGCGTAAAACTCTGGCTCACCGTAAGCCATTAACCCGTTATAAATCTGGTTTTTCCAGGCATAAACAGCCCTATCCACTGCGGAACTTGTGAATTGAAGACGGTTGCTTGTATAGCTCGCTATGCTACGAACCTCCTCGGCAGTCTGCTCGTGTGACGCCGCCGCGCCAACCTCTTGGGCTGACAAAACAAGAACCCTTTCAAGGATGTCCAGTATTGACTTTACCCCATTCATCACCTCCGACGTGGCTTGTTGTGGAAACTTGAATGAGGTGAACGCCTTGTCTGGATCATGTTGGCCTATGCGGGCTTTTCTCGAGGAGTACCCCACAAAGTTCAGGGTGCTGTACATGTTCTGCCCAGCATCGTTAATATCATCAAGTGTGTCGGAACCTACCTGGTCTTCGTCAACAAACGTCATGTTTGTCAGGTTCTGCTTGATGCTTAAAATATATTGCGTGAGCAGGTTTCCGACATGATCCTGGAACGGCATGATTTCCAGTGAAAGAGACGGGTTAACCGTCTGAAGTTCGTTGTTGTCATACCCATAATAAACAACAGGACAATACGGAAGTGGTTCCGCAAAAATGACTGTTTCGTCCTGGGCAAGGACAAACCTGAACCAAACTTCATAATCATAATCAAATAGGCCAGCCTTCTTTGGATTTAACTTCTCAAAATATTCGGTGATAAGAACAGAGTAGTCATCATATTCGCTGGTGTAATATTGCATCTCCTTTTCCCTGTCCAGCAACAGCGCACCCGGTTCCTTCGAGAACCATTTAACAACCCCGGAATAACCAGCGTTTATATAAACCCCGAAGTTCGGGTTGCTGGTCAGCCAGTCAATGGAACCCGTGCTGATCTTGTCGGTGTTGTAGTACATGGAGTTTGCCTTTATTTCCCCGTACCTCTGGATTGTCCAGTACCCGCTATACCTTGACCCGCTGTCAGAATTAAATGTGCTGGGCCTGTGGGCCACATCCCAGAATGTCCTGGACGGATGCGGCATGTGATACCTGATCCCTTCCTTAACATAGGTCTCCTTCTCCTCTCCGTCCTTGTCCCTTTCGATTTGTTTCTCACTGTGCCAGCATTCCTTCGGGAACTGAAAACATTGCCCATAGTGCAGCATCTGGAAGATACACTGCGACAAAACGCTGGAATAATCATATTGCTGCGTAATCACCTGGACACGATCTGACACAATTTCACCCTTTACCCTGTTCAGTTGCGTGCTCTTCTGTGGCTCGTACTTGAATAGCGGAACCAGGTTCCTGTCGTTAAAAATCCTTGCCCACCGTATGGTTACATAAGCTTTAACAAGCGGCACAAAAATCTGGTAGAACCTTGGAAGGTTGAGCGACTTCTTTTCCTCGCCCTTCACTGTCACATGATCATCCACCAAGTGGGAGATTCCCCACGTCTCCATTGCCGAGGCAACCGACTTGTCATCAGCCCCCTTGTTCATGAGGCTGTGCAACAGGGTTGGGGACACCTGTCTTAACGGGGCGTTCCACGCAAGGTCCATTGCGTAGTAAAGTTTGTGATCCCTGAGGTTCCTCGTGATCCCTTCCTGAATCCTGTGCCTTATCCTGTTGACTATCTTTTCAACCTTGGCCGACTGCTTCTTCGCCGTGAAGAGGGATTTTAGCCCGTCCTGCGAATAGCCATGATCCTTGAGAATATCTAAATCTATCATATTAAAACTGGTTTACCCTTGCTCTCGGCGGTCTCGACCACCTTTTTCAATCTCTTATACCTCTCCTTCAACGAACTCTGCCCGTATAACTTCAAAAACAACTTAACAGGAACCCCTTCCAAAATGGGCCCTGCCGGTCCCTCGATCTGGCCAAAAACAACCGTACCTTTTTCTAGGTCGAATTTTGGCGTCAACCTCTTGACATGAATGGAAAACGAATACCTCCCACTCTTGTCCTGGTTAACAACAACCTTTAAATTACTATCGTTACTAGCCGACATCAGGCATACGCCGTTGGCGGGCCAGCCTCAAGCGCTGGGGGAGAGGCAGCTCCCGCGGCCTCTTCCTTAACAACCTCCTCTTCAGCTGGTGTTTCATATCCAGCGGCATCAGGCAGATCAATCTGGTAATCCTCCAGATCAAAACCTGAAACAGAAATGCTCACAGCATCGGGGCTTGAAACCTTGACAACGCCTTCCAGCGACTCGAACAGAACCGTGTCACCTTCAGAATACGCGCCAAGCAGTTCCCCTAGCTCCTCATAACCCGGATGGGTTAGGTCTATTTGTATGTTAACCATTACTAAGTCTCCCTTCGGCAACTATCGTAAAATAAACTTTAATGTCCAGCTTTTTGATTTCTTGATAAATGGTGGTGTGCGACATTAACATCGCCAGCGCGGATGAATAAGGAATCAAACGGAGCCTGGTATCCAAGTCTTAGCCCTAAACAGTTCGAAATATTTAATTGTTATGGAAGGTATGTTTTAGTTTCTGGCCCACGTTACGCAGCAAAAACGTGGGGTGTGATGCACAGGCTGATGCGTCATGCCTGGGAAATCCCCTATGCCAGGATAGGCGTATTTACCAACACCCTGAAGAACGCCAAAGTCGGTGTGTGGGACCTGTTATACGAGAACATAGTCCCGGAGTGGACTGAAAACCTGGATGGCTGTGAGGTTGCTATGCCAATGAAAATGGACGGAGCAACCAGAATGGAGCATTTCAAGGTCACAAACATGCACGGCAGCACCTCTGAGTTTCAGCTGCACTCGCTGAAGATCGAGGACGAGATAGCAACC